TCAATTTGCCCGGCTACCGCGACCCTGCCAAACGCCGCGCGTATACGCGCGCGATCTGGATCGGGGAGCCTATGGGCTCACTAAATGAGCTGGTAGACGCCAGAGCAGCGACCGAGCGCATCGCTAACGGTACCAGCAATGAAACGCTCGAAACCATGTCGCATCACGGCGAAGACTGGGGCGACATCGCCCAGGATCGCGCCCGAGAGATCAAATGGAAACGCGAGAACGGCGTTCCTGTGTATGTAGGCGGCAAAGTGCAAGAGTCGCCCGCCGAAACCGAAGACACCTAGCCCGCCATTGTGCGGGCTTTTTTATTGCTAACCCTTAGGAGCCGCTTATGCCCCGCACTGCTTTTGAGCTGGCGGCGTCACGCCCATGGCTGATGACCGGCGACGCGCTAGATAGCCTGATGGCGGTGGCGGATCGCCAGGGCGACGTCCAAGCGCTGGAAGCCCGCTTGGGCCGCTCGCTGGATAACACCCGCAACGTCACCGTTCGCGATGGCGTGGCCGTCATTCCTGTCACTGGACCCATCTTTCGCTATGCGAATCTGTTCACCGAGATCAGCGGCGCGACTAGTACCCAAGTGTTGGCGACTGACTTTCAGACTGCGTTCGATGATCCAACGATCAAAGCGATCATCCCCGTTTATGACACGCCGGGTGGCGAAGCCACTGGTATCAATGAGCTTGGGGATCTGATCTACCAAATGCGCGGCCGAAAGCCAGTGATTGCCTACGTGAGTGGCATGGCTGCCAGCGCAGGGTACTGGTTGGCAAGCGCTGCTGATGAAGTGGTGGTGGACGACACTGCCCAGCTGGGCAGCGTGGGCGTAGTGCTGAGTCTGCGTAAGCGTGAAGACCGGCCCGGTGAGAAAAGCTACGAAATCGTTTCGAGCAATGCGCCCAATAAGCGACCGGACTTAGAGACTGAAGCGGGCATGGCGCAGTTGCAAGCACGTACTGATGAGCTCGCCAGCGTGTTTCTCGACAAAGTGGCCCGCAACCGCGGCATCCCCCGTGAAGAGGTCAACGACCGTTTCCGACAAGGCGGCATTGCCACGGGCGCGCTAGCGATCGAAGCGGGCATGGCCGATCGCCTCGGTTCGCTGGAATCCCTTATTACCGAGCTGGCCGGTTCCTCTGCCAGTAACCAACCCAGGAGCATCACTATGACCACCGTGAAAACCACGGCAGAGCTGCAGGCAGCGATCGAGGCCGGTACCGATCCCACAACCATCCAAATCGCCGCAGCTGACACCCGCGATAAAGACAAGCTGGGCACTGAACTTGATAAAGACAAGCTGCGTACCGAAGGGGCCGAGTCTGAACGCCAGCGCTGCATCGGCATTCAGGCGTTGGCTGTGCCTGGCTTTGAAAAGGAAGTCGCGGCGGCTCTGGCCAATGGCGACAGCGTAGAAGCCACCGGCCTTGCGCTCTTCAAGGCCGCTCAGGATCGCGGTGTGTCGCTGGCAGGCATGCAGAGCGATAGCACCCAGGCACCACATGGAGTGCCGCCGAAAACCAGCAAAGAGGATGCCGAAGAACAGCAGGCAGTATCTGCCATTTCGCGCCGCTGGAAAACCCAGTAACCCAAACGCTAACGCGCTGTAGAGGAGGCATTCCATGCCAAGTGCAACGCAAACCGCTCATCCCCAGATGGGCTCATTGATTGCCGGTGATTTTCCGCGCCGGTTTGCCACGGTCACCATCGCAGCCGGTCAGGCGCTTGCGGCGGGCAGTGTGCTAGGTGAAGTGACCGCCAGCGAAGAGTTCAAGCTGAGTGAAGCTGCAGCAGGAGACGGCAGTGAAAAGCCCAGCGTAGTGCTCTGGGAAGCCGTTAACACCACCGAAGGTGCTGCACCAGCTGAAGCAATGCTGACTGGTGACCTTCGGGCCTCGGCACTGACATTGGGCGCTGGGCATACCGTCGTCTCTGTTCGCAAAGCATTGCGACCGTTCAGCCTGTTCGTTCACGGCTAACCCGTAGCGGCCACTCGCCAAGTCTGCAACAGAATCACCTTCCTATGACGGAGTCCCCCATGGACCTATTTGCAACACGCACGATGCTCGCTGCGATCCGGCAGATGAAACCCAGCCGCCGCTTTCTGGGCACGATCTTCTTCGGTGCCGAACCGGTGAACTTCACCACTGCGCACGTGGATATCGACATTATCAAGGGCAACCGCAAGATGGCCCCGTTCGTTCGGCCAAATCGCCCGGGCGTTATCGTAGATCGTTCTGGTAGCGTGATGCGCAGCTACAAGCCTGCTTACGTCAAGCCAAAGCTGGAAACTAACGCAGGCATGCTGCTGAATCAACGCCAGCCAAGCGAGCACATTTACTCCGAGCGGACGCCTCTGGATCGCGCAGGTGATCAGTTGGCCCGTGATATGGAGGATCTGGACGACCAGATCAGCCGGCGCGAAGAGTGGATGCGAGCGCAGGCGCTCACCACAGGCGTGGTACCCGTAAAAGGCGAGGGCGTAGACGATATCGTCGACTTCCAGATGGACGATGAGCACCTAGTGACGGAGGCGGTGTCGTGGACTGAGGCAACCTCTGACCCCATCGCAGACTTGAAAAAATACAAAAGCCGCATCGCTAAAAAGTCGGGCCGCACCGCTAATGCCTGCGTCATGAGCTCCGAGGCCGCCGATGCCTTCATGGTGAATGATACCGTCATCAAAAAGCTGAATACGCGGCGCGTAGACTTGGGGATGATTCGCCCAGAAGAGTTGCCTGATGGCGTGACTTACCTGGGCTACCTCAATGACCCTGGCATGGATCTTTACGCCTATGAAGAGTGGTATCAGCCCAGCGTTGCCGAGGGCGGCGAAGAAGCGCCAATGATCCCGGCGGGCGGCTTGATCGTCGGCCCTACCAGCTCGCGCTGCGGCATGCTCTACGGCGCTATTCAGGATATGACAGCGATCGAAGGCGGCATGTTTGACGTGGCGCGCTACCCGAAAAGCTGGATTGGCCCTGATGAGGGCGTGCGCTGGCTAATGATGCAGTCGGCACCGCTGCCAGGCTTCCACGAACCTGACGCTTTCGTTTACGCGAAAGTCGCTTAAGTAACCCCGCTCAACGCGGGGTTTTTTTATGTCACTGACTTATCAGCAGGAGGCCCCATGGCCAAGCAATACATTGTGATCCGCGGGCAAATTGAAAAAAGAACTGAAGCAGGTAGTGCTGTGGTAGCTAAGCGCGGGCAGCCGTACAAGCCCAAGAACGACGCTGAAGAAAAGCGTTTGGTGGCTGCTGGCATCATCGCCCTGGCGTCTGGCAGCGAACCGGAAGATAAGCCAGCGCTTCAGGGCCAGGGCGGTGAGTAATGAGCGTCTTCGATGTCGAAGTGTGCGAGGGCACACGGGAAATGCTGGAGGAGGCCGGGGACCCGGCCACCTTTGCACCTCACAACGGCACACCCACGACTGTCACTGTGATTCTTGACCGCGACATTGAGCGCACTGTGGCGGGCATGCAGGGCGTCATCATGGAGGCTCGCACCGAGTTAACTGGCTACACCAGCCAGCTTGGCGCGGGCGCTCGTGGTGATGTGGTGACGCTCAAGGGGCAGGGCTGGCGGCTAGGCCAAAAGGCCCGTGATGACGGCTACTTGGTCACGTGGGTCGTGACTCCGGAGCGATTATGAGCAGCATAAGCCCCATTAAGATCACGGTGGATAAGCAGGCGATCCGCCGTATCGAAAGCGACCTGATGCACATTAAAAATGGCGCGCCACGCGCCATGAGCCGTGCCATCAATCATACGTTGGGCGTTACCCGTACCGAGGCCAGCAAAGAGATCCGCAAGCAGGTCAAGTTCAAAGCTGGGTATGTGCGAGACAAGCTAGCGGTAAAGCGAGCCACGGTGAACAGCCTGAACGGAGCGATTCGCACTCCTACACGCGGCACGCTGCTAACGCGGTACCCGCATACGCGCTATAAGAACGGCGATATGGGCGTACAGATCAAGCCAGCGGGCGGCAAAAAGCGCATGCCTGGTGCGTTCTTCATCCGTTTTGCTAACGGCGTGCACGGCATTGCGATTCGCACGAAATATGGCCCCGGTCTTGGGCGTAGCGAAGGGCTGAAAGTGCTGTACGGCCCCTCCACATCCCAGGTGTTCACCGATGTTAAAGACGACCTGCAAGCCCCCAGCGGCAATCGCTTGATGCAGCGCATGGGCTATGAGGCAGAGCGACTACTCAAGCGGCAGTGATATGACCCCGATTAGAGAGCAGATCATCGCCGCCCTAGCGGCGCGGCTGAACGCTGAGCGTGCCAACAGCATCATCGACACGCTGCCCGCCCGCAGCATCTGGGACGGCAGTGATGGTAACGTGGAGCGCAACCGCTACGGCGGCGTGGACGTTATCACCGAAGTGACAGTGGAGACCGTGCACCAAGCGGACCGCGACCACCGCCAGTGGAGCACCCAGGGCAACGCGATTCTAGCCGAGCTGATTGCTACAGCCACCGGCAGCGACCGCACGCTAGGCGGGCTGGCGGAAGATGTCGCCTACGCAGGCGGCACCATCTACTACCCCGAAGAGGGCAGCGACATCATTGGTGTTGATCTGGTGCTGACTGTTCGCTGGTCGCATCGCATTGGTGATCCTTACACATATTAATTGTTAGGCCACTGTTCTGCTGGGAGCTATAACTTCAAGTTCTGTGTCTGAGCAAGCATTTTCTGGGAGTTTCAATTCTTCGTAACTGATTGCTTCAGCCGCATATCTATCGAAAAGTACCGTGTTGAGAGGTATTTCGTTATCAACTAAGTGGCTTTTATTGCTACTGAATTTACTGGATCTAAATGATATTCCGTCAATCCCTGCATTGTGCAAAGCAGTAGCGATTGCTTGAGTGGGGCGGTATTTCTCGGGTTCGCTGTCAGCAACTGCTTGGCTAAAAATAGTGGCAATTAAAAAGTGGAACTCATTTTCTTCTACAGGGAAGAAATAACTGTGCATATCCATTTCTTTTTCCATGATTGCAACAGTTTGTTTTTTATTTGATTTCATAGTTGCTACTGCAAGCGCTGGTTTATCCATATTTGACTTCAGCTCGTAAAGGCATACAGTCTTCGAGTTTGCCATGTATAAAAATAATTGGTCTTCTTTATCTACTCGTCCGCTGCCTCTAAATGCGTCATGTGGCCAAAAATCTTGCTTCGTCATTGGTGTCTGGCGATTGTCAGTGGCTCGATAAAGAATACTTCCTTCTGAAATTTCTTCCGTCTTACTAGTGAAGAAATCAACGAGATGATCTAAAAAAGCAATTGAGGCTTTTGAAAGTCTATGTGCGCGATTTGCCTCATTGGCGAACTGTTTATAGGTTCCCTTAAACTTAGTGTAAAAAATATCCAAGTTATCCATTTTTTCATCACTTTTTGGGTTCATCGCATGAGCTTATCTAAAAAGCTGGATAATTAATACTTAGCACTGACCAGCCCAGCTTTGCTGGGCTTTTTCATGCCCGTTCGCCGGGCTTTTTACCACGCAACACAGGAGAGCGCCCGTGGCGATCACTGATAACCCTAAATTAGAGTACGAGTCCGGCCAATCTTTTAACGACTGGGAGCACATGCGCGACACCGGAGATGGCATGGTGTATGAAGCCACGTTTGCGCCGTGGAGCGGTCGCGCGGGCTTCGATGCTGAGGTTCGCCCGTGGGGACTGGCCACCGGCGGCGCGATTCGTGCTGGCACTGGAAACGATACCGTCACCGTGGCCGCGCTCACGGTTTACATGCCTACCGCCTCAGGCGCTCAGCCGGATGGCTTGGTGAACGTGGCTAGCGCAGATGTGACTATTGAGCGCGCCACTACCGCTACCCACATGATTACCTCGATCACCGTGGATGAAAGCGGTGCGTTGGTGGCCGTGGCGGGCACCGAGGGCAGTGCGTTTACCGAACAGCGTGGTAGCGCAGGTGGCCCGCCTTTTATCCCGGTGGATAGCATCGAGATCGGGCAGGTACGTGTCAGTAGCGATCTTGCCGCACCGGTGTTTGATAACCACATCTACCAAGTGGTGGGCCTGCATCAAGAGCGTTACGACGCCCCTGTTTGGGAGTCGGACCCCACTGTGGGCGAGGTGCATTTTGCCACTGAGCTGCCGAAGATCCACACCGGCAGCGCGGCGAAAAAGGTCAGCGTTCGCGGCTATACGCCTATCTTTGCCGAGCTACCCCGTGCCAGCGCGTGGGTACCGGCAGAAACCTCGCACTCCGTGAACTCCACCGAGATCTACAACGGCACGCTGGGCAGCGTTTCCCGCTCGCTGGGGCAGGCCTCCTTCACGCACTACGGCGATGGCACGGCCAACGACCCGATGGTGAAGCTGAAAAACCAGCGCCTGTGGTTCCGCTTCTATCAGGACCGCAACCGTAGCCCGCATTCGTTGACGCTAGGCGTTCTGGGTATTGGTCGAACTTACCCTGCAGGCGATCACGTCAACATTTCATGCACCGTCTCCGCCGAGCAGGAAACGGCAGACTTCGAGTAACGCCACCACCCCGGCCATCGTGCCGGGGTTTTTAGTTGAGCGATAACATAGGAGGTAGCATGGATTTTGATGTTAATAAGTTCGCCAGTACATCGTTCAAGCGCCGTGAAGAAGATGTGCCGGTACCGGATTTGCGCGAGTGGTTCAAGGGCCTGAAAGAGGGCGAAAATCCCGTATGGCGCGTGCGGGGCCTAACCGGCGAAGAGCTGGCCCGCGTGAACGAAGCCAGCGTCCGCAATCGCAACAAGAACGCCGTTATTGAAGCGCTGAACTCCGACAAGTCAGAGAAAGTGACCGATGCCATTAAAGAGCTGATCGGCACCAGTGAGCGCGTACCTGACGACCTCGCCCGCCGCCTGGAAATGCTGACCATTGGCAGCGTCGCGCCGGAGTGCTCACACCAAGTAGCGGTCAAGCTGGCCGAAGCGTTCCCGGTGGAGTTTTACGAACTGACCACTAAGATCACCACGCTGACCGGCCTCGGCAGCGAGCCGGGAAAGCCGAAGCGCTCTTCAGGCAACCAGGTATCCAGCTCGCCCTCCAGCTCTGCGACCTGAAGGGCGAATTTCTGTTTCGCGTCCGGCCGGACCTATTCCCGCTCGCTATGCTGACCGACCTGGAATGTGACCTATGGGGGCTGTATTTCGAGCAGCGCAATAAAAAATAGTGCTAAGCTGAGTGAGGAAATAAAAAAAGGGGGGGCGTTATGCGGGGTGTAGTGTGGATAGGGCTGGCAGTAGCTACGCTGCCGATGGCAGCGCAGGGCGATATATTTAAGTGTGTAGATGAGCACGACCACATTACTTACCAAGATAGGCCCTGCTCAGCAGACGCGTTGCACGTGCCAATGGGTAGCGCTGCGGTATCGGGCATGGACTCTGCCTCCATCGAAGCCGCTGGTAGAGCCGCTAGGCTGCAAGAATTGCGCAGGGAGCAAGTAGCAGCGGAGCGGCAATTGGAGCAAAGTTTACGCCGTTTAAATACCGCCTCATCCTCTTCGAGCAGCTATCAAGAGCGGCTTGATGCAAGAAATTCTGCAGTGAGTGCTCGTGCCAGAGGCATTGTGCCCACCGGTTCAGACGTTAGTGACGCCGAGCGCATGTTAGGGCGACCTGATAGGCGTAGGGCTTACTCGGTGTCCGGCCAAAATTGCGAGCATCTCACATGGCGAAATAGCGAAGGTCGGATAGCCAGTTCTGCTCGTGCCTGCGGCGGTAAAGTTGTTTACTTTAGCAATCAAGATACCTAGCACTTACCCGCTAAACTTCCATGCACCCGCTTCGGCGGGTTTTTTTGTGCCTGAATTCCGAGGTGGCTAATGGCAGACCTAGAAAAAACCGTCGCCATTATTTTTGAAGGCGTGGACCAGATGGGCGCCGGGGTTACGTCCGCCACCGGCAAGATAGATGATTTTACCGGTAAGCTAGAGCAGGTAGCCGCACCACTGGCGACTGTAACGAAGTCTATTCTAGCGTTAGAAGTAGCTGCTGCAGCGGTAGCCGTTGCGTTTGGGCAAAAGGCGATTGCCGAGGCTACCAAGTTTGAAGCGGCGTTGGCAGATTTGCAAAAAACGTTAGGCGAGGGCGATGGCTCAGCGGACAGCTATGCTGCTGAGCTTATTGAGCTATCAAATGCGTATGGCGTGTCATCGGATCAGTTGGTGCAATCTATGGCCAACTACAAACAAGCTGGGTTTACCGCCGATGAATCGCTGGGGCTAGTCAAAAATGGCCTTGACCTAGTGATTGCGGGGGACGTTGAGGCCGCTAGAGCTAGCGAGATTCTGGTTCAGGCGCTCAAAGGGTTTAAAGTCCCTGCCAGTGAAGCCAATCAACTACTTGAGGTATTGAACGCCTCCAGTAACACCTATGCTACGGACGTTGAGCAGCTGGCACAGGGTATGGGCATGCTGTCGCCCATTGCCAGCTTGCTAGGCCTCAGTTTCGAGGAAACGGCCGAGTTGCTAATCCCTGTTATAGAAGTGTTTCGCTCTGGCCCTGAGGCGGCCAACGCGCTTCGCACCGGCCTACTGCAGCTAGGCGCCGACACCGCGCCGGTCACAGACACTCTGGAGCGTCTGGGCATTGCCCAGCGCGACTCGAATGGCGTGCTGCGCAGCAGTACCGAAATTCTGAAAGACGTAGCAACAGCCACCCAGGATATGGAAGCCGCTGAGAAATTATTTGTTGCTCAGCAACTATTTGGGATTGAGCAGGCATCCAAAATGGTGGAGGTGCTGGGATCGCTTGAGCGGGGCAACATTGATGTGGCCGCTGCCATGCAGACGTCCAGCAGCGTGGCTGAAGAGGTAGCCATCAAGCTTGCCACAGCGGAGCGCACTGCCGAGCGAACAGCGGTTGCATTCGACAATATGGCCGCCACCATCGGCGGCAAATTCCTAACGGAAATGACCGGCATCAACAATGCCATCGGCGAGATCTTCCGTCAGATGGATGGCGCGGTGGCAGCGGGTGCGCTTGATCCGCTATTGGAAGAGTTGAACGGTCACTTAAAACAGATTGAGCGCCTAGCTTTGGAGGTGGCTAATGCGCTGCCAGAGGCGCTGGAAAATGCCGATTACAGCGGGTTTTCTGACGGCTTAGATGCCCTATTTAGCGATCTTGAGAATGTCGAAATTACGGCAGAGGACTTGCAGGCTGTCATCGAAGGCCTAGGTGATGGCTTTCGTGCGCTCTCACAATTCACCAGCGGCACCATCGAAGTTTTCAAAGGCACTGCTGAGGCGATGCGGCCGGTGATCGAAGCGTTCACTGATCTGGACGATGAAACCCAGCAATGGTTAGGCATCATCGGAGGTGCCGCACTGGTGGTGGGGCCAAGCGTCGCGGTTATCGGCAGCCTGACCACTGCGGTGGGGGCTCTGGCTGGTACTGGCGGTGTACTAGCACAGGCCATCGCTCGCTCTGAAAGCTTGATGAAACTGCTAGGCCGTGGTTCTGGGCTTGCCTTTGTCGCCTTTGAACTGGGCGAGGCGTTCGCTAATGCGCAAGACAGACTGCGCACCTTTAATGAACAGCCCGTCACCATCGCTGAGAAGATTAACCGCGACCTTGAGAACATCGAAGGCATCCAGGGTGACGAGTTCTCAATTTTCAACGTTGAGAACATCGCCGCCGGTTACGAAACCATCAAGCAGTATTTTGGCTGGGGGGATGAAGCTGCCGCCGATTTCACCATGTTGTCAGATGCGGCGGTGTCTGCCGCAGTGCAGGTGGCCACTGCTGCGGGCAGCATTGGCGGTGAAAGCGCAGAGGAGGTGAAGCGCATTAGCGACGCGGCGATAGAAGCTGCGTTAGGCGTGGCAAGCGCTGGTGAGCAGCTGCGCAACGGGCTATCAGCGATTGATAACCCGCTGGTAGATCAGATTCTGGATCTGCCCGGCACGCTCTCCGAAGCCGCTGCCGCGCTCAGTGGTGGCGAATCCTCTATCGTGGCCACTAGCGAACAGATCCGTAACGCGCTGATTCGTGTTCAAGAGGCGTTCAACACAGGCGACATCAACGAACAGCAATACCGCGACCTGACCGCTGCTTTGTTGGAGTTAAAGGATGGCAGTTTGTCTGCAGCTCAGGGTCAAGAGGCGTTGACTGGCGAGGTGTTGAGTAGTGAAGACGCGATTCTGAAAGCTAGGCAGGCCGTGCTGGACCAAACGCTAGCCCTTCAGCAGCTCGCTAGCGATGAACGCATCAAAAACATGGAGTTCGCCGTTGATTTCCAGATTGCCAAGATGGAAACCGACGCTAAGAAAGTGGAAGCGATTCTGAACGCCACCAGCGAGACAATTAGCTCCACCGCCGATGCGGCCGCTAGCATGTTTGGCATTCTGGGGGATCTCAGCTTTGGTGATCGCTTCGCTGCTCGGGATGCTATCGAACAGCAGCTCGAGATCCAACAGCAAGCCGCCGACCAGCAGGCAAGGCTCATTGATGCCCAAATCAAAAGCCTAAACGCCAAAACCCAAGCCCTGCAAAACGGCGATGGGCTTATCAAGATCAGTTCAGACGGCCTAGAACCCGCATTGGAAATGATCATGTGGGAGGTGTTGGAGAAGGTACAGATGCGCGCCAATGCCGAGGGTGCCGAGTTCCTGCTCGGGTTGTAACCCTGCCGTTTAGCCCTCTTAGCGAGACCCCTTTATGTATCTCATTGGATTAGCCGCGCGTGGCTACGACCCGCGCGGGGCCATGCTATTGCCGTATCTCGACGGCACGGCGCTGGGCGATGTGAACCGCAGGGTTAGCCGAGTCAGCACGCTGGATGGCGGCGTGGCGGTTACTAACCGAGGCCACAGCCCTGGCGACCGTACGGTAACGCTATCGCTCTTGGGGCTGCCGCGTGAGGTGGTCGACCAAGCCCGCCGTTTAGTACGGATTCACGCCAGTGTCACGCTCTCTATTCCTGATGGCTGCTTTATCGGCATCCCTAGCGAGTTTGTCGACCGTCGCCAAGAACTCATCATTCTGATTACCGAGGAGGCGTAGCCATGCGCTTTGGATTTATCAACAACTTCGCCGCGCAAATCGCCGCCCCGCTGACCGATACCGCCACCGAGGTAGAGCTTTCCACCGGTGCTGACGTTATCGCCACCCTGCTTGAAAGTGCCGATGTTGTCGCGCTAACGCTGTTCACCACCGACAGCCAAGGCAATGAAACCCAAAATGAAGTGGTGTATGCCGCGGCTGCCACGCCGCCGATGGTGACGATCGAGCGCGCCAAGGAAGACACCACGCCCGCCGCTTTTACAGCGGGTGATGGAGTGGAAGCGCGGTTAACGGCGGCGCAGTTGAATAATGTTCTGCAGGGGGTGGCGGGATTTGTTCCGCTAGGTTACTCCGGGGCTGTGGCACTGGGTTCAGCGTATGAGTATGAAGACCAGTCGTTCCTGGCTGCGCAAGCGCTTGCGATGGGTGCTCTAGCACTTGGAAGCGGCACTTATGCAACCGCTGATTCTGCAGTAGCCATTGGCAGTAAAATGTTCGCAGCGCTTAGCTGGGATAGCGAGCCCGTATCGGTTGAAGCAGCTCAAGCGAATGGCGTTGGTTCGGTGGCGATAGGACCTGGTGCAGAAGCGTCGGCAAGTCTATCGGTTGCGGTCGGTGACGGTTCAAGGGCTTATGGTGTTCGGAGTTTGGCTCTGGCAGATGCTACCGCAAGCGGTAGCAGTAGTTGTGCTATAGGCCTTAATAGTGAGGCCCAGGGAGAACAGTCGCTCGCGCTTAATGGAGGATATGCGTCTGGCTTGCGGGCCTTTGCAGTTGGTTCCGATGCCAATGCAGGAGGAGAGGATACCCTAGCGTTTTACGGATCTTCTTACAGCGATAGGGCCATTGTGTTGGGAGTGCAAGCCTCAGTAAATGCTCCCGAGGGTATTGCCATCGGGGTGGGGGCGTCGTCCAACGCGCCCGAATCCATCTCGGTGGGAAAGGGGGCCTCAGCGAACGGGGAGGGCGTGACGGTAGTAGGACGCAACGCAGAAGCGAGCAGCCCCAAATCATCGGCCTTTGGTGATGGGGCCAGCGCACAGCCTCCAGGCGTCACTTCGCTAGGCGCGGGAGCCGAAGGCTGGTCGCCCGAGGTGGTGTCATTAGGAATGGAAGCCAGGGCTCTAGCACCCTATAGCGTTGCTATAGGCAGCGCTGCTGAAGCCAACCTCCCAGGAGGGTTAGCGGTAAATGCGGTGAGCTATTTGCCGGCGGCTTATCGTCAGGCTGGAGAGTTTGCTGGCCCCCCGCCTACTGCCACTCGCCAAGCTGCTATGCAAGTGATCATCGGTACAGTGGCGCTGGATCTCACTGACGGTGCTGCTGTGGCAACGGTTGAGCTACCTTCTGATGCAATCCTTCTGCCCGACGCATTTGATGTGGTCGTGGTGGAATCTGATACCCCCGGCGGCGCGCCAGAGATCCAAATCGGCCCGGACGATGCCACCCCTGCCGCCTACCTAGCGTCCACGCTGGTAACCAAAACTGCCGTGGGTAGCCGCGAAACCCATACCCCGCTTGTGACAGATGGCATTACCGCGTTGCGCGTTGCGGTGGTAACGGCAGGCACCGGCACGGCGTACAAAATCAAGGTGGTGGTGCGCGGGTACGTCATGGAGGTGTAAATGCTAAACACCGATCCGCTTAATAGCCGTGCCCTGGGCGCAGCGCAGCCGCCGGCGGGCGGTATTGATTGCATCCCCATTATCAAACGGCTGCCCGGCAGCGTGCTGAACAGTTCGCCGCTGGGCAGCTGGGCACTTAACGGCAGCGGCGGCACAATCGTTATCGGCTGCGACGATGGCCCGCAAGGGGCGCTGTTCGACCCACTGGAGCGGGTAGAGGTCTACCTGCTGATTATTGGTGATCTGCGCGTGCCGATGTCATCGTTTCAAGCAACGATGCGCCGTGAGGGTAAGTCGTTCCTGCAGGCGATTGTACCGGCCGGTGATACGGTGCTGCCCTTGCTCGAGTACGGCACGATGATGCAGGTGCAGCTCGGCTACTACTACCCCAGCGTTGACGAGTTCGATGGCCTTGAAACCATCGCCCTGGCACCGCTGGAGCAAATAAGAAGCGACGAAGGCCCCACGCGCTTCACGCTGACGCTCTCGGGCTATGGCGATTTCCCGCAAGCCGACCCGCGTCAACGCACCCTGCAGGGCATACAGACGCGCTCCACTAACCAAGGTGTTCGTCGTATCCGCTGTAACGTGGATCTGCTGCTGAGGCCGGACAACTACGCCATCGATGGCGACGGCTCGGTTTTCCAAGTCGATCAGATCCAGTATTTCGTCAATGACGTGAGCGCGGCCATGGAAGTGATTGAGGTGGGTAATGGGTAAGGCACGCATCCTGCAACCGCTAGGGGAAGGGCGCTACACGATAGAGATCATCGAAGCCCGCGAGCGTGCCGAAGTGGCAAAGCAGCAGGCGCAAGCGCGTATCACTCAGCTACAAACCCAGGTGAACGCGCTCACGCAGCAGATTAACGCCGCGCAAAGCGCGTTCGCCGCCGCCGTGAATGAGCAAAACGCCGCCATCGCCCAGTATCAGCAGGAGATGGCCGAGGAGGGCAGCTCCAGCATCAATCTAGCCGAAACCGCTGAAAAAGTGATGACCACGGCAGGCGAGCGCGACAAGCTGCGCGTTGAGCAGCGCAGCCTAGAGGTACGCATCAAAGCCGATGAAGCACTGGTGGCGCGCATTAACTCACTGCCCCCGCTGCGCCAGATGCAGGCGTGGTGCGCGGACTACACCGACGACCTAAGCGGCGAAGTCGCCACCGCCGAAGTGCCGGGGGAGATCGGTAGCGTTATCATCAAACCAGGGTTTGAGGGCGCAAACCAGTGGAGCGCCACCGCCGATGGCGCGATGCAGCCTGGATTGGCCAGCACCCCTGCCGCCACATTCTACAATCTCGCCATGCTGCCCGGCTGGCAGAAGTGGCGCCCTACCTACCGCACCGCCACCATCACCAGCATTGACGGTGACACCTGTTCCATCGCGCTAGATGCCGCCGCCAGCAGCCAGCAGGCGCTCAACGTTAACGCATCATCCAACTACAGTGGCGTGCCGATCCTCTATATGGACTGCAACGGTGCTGCCTTTGAGCAGGGTGATAAGGTGCTGGTAGCGTTCGCCGGTAATATCAATGGCCCCACGGTGGTGGGGTTTGAGAGTGCGCCAAAGATGTGTTGTGAGCCTGAGGTGTTGGCTGAATCGCCGTCGCAAGGTGAAACGTGGTCGGTACGCAGCCTATACGGCACAACCGTTATCAAGGGCGGCATACTAGCCGAGTGGCGAATTATCAACGCCAATACTGACGATGTGATTTACAGCGGTGGAGTCACGCAAGGCGAGGACGGCTACTTGCTGGCTGATTTGCCTGAGACGGTGGATCTCAAGTCTGAGAATAAATGGGACCACCGTCTGGTGTCTTCAACCTCGGTCTCTGGTGCTCGAGATAAAGTGTCGGGCGACTATTGGACGACGTTATCAACACCCCCTGATCCCACATACTCGCCAGGGCGATTCAGTGTTTATGTCTCTGGCCTCACCTATAGTGAAGCGGAAGCAGCTGGCCTCCTAAACGAGCCCCCCCCTCTTGATTTCAATGGTGTGTATCCGCATTGGCAAGCAGGCTACATAACGGAAGAAGGCATGCTGGTGGATACTACGGACTGGCCATGGCCGCTAGGCTACTTGGTTTATGATGACTGGCGTGACTCTATTTACGACACCTATTACGCCAGCGTTATTTATTGGCGCCGCAAGCGCCTATCACTCAGGCTGGAAAAGGGCTGCAATGGCCAATGGCCTGAAACTGTGTAAGCGATCTCTTACACAAATAGCAGCGATTTCCTACATTAATGCGCCGCAAAATCAGATAGGCTCATAAGTGTGTCGCCAGGGATCGCCGCTTTAGCAAGTCGGATGCGGCACATCATGGAGGATCAATCTTAAAAGGACTTATTGGTGCCAGGGAAGGTGCTGCTAAGGGCCATGGATTTTCGTATATTGCTATGAAATTTGCCTTTTTTTTCATTGTTATTCTCTTTCCAATCTCCCTTGTTGCCCAAGAACTTCCCATTGCTAACCACGTGGATGTTTGTGGTGATGGCTCTATTGAAATGAGCGATGAAGAGCTGTCTGAGATGCTGGCTTGCACGCTTGAACAGCGGGATGCTATGGGGTATTTGATGGATAGGTGGGCCAAATATCCGGCTGAGTTAAAAGAAATTTGCTTGGGTCAAGCAAGCAACGATAAGGTTGATAACTATGTGAAATTAAAAGCCTGTTTAGTGCAGTAAATTTCTTGTGCTGTCGCTGCTTAGCGAGCGTGTCTCTGTATCACTTCATCATATTATACTGATCAATAAGTTGACGGTTCAGATGCTATGTGCTGAATTTTCTCTCTTTCAGCATTGACTTTTCTTAGGGGTGTATGTAACTTTAACTTTGCGCAAGCGTACCGCTTGTTTGTGACAGCTAGCTATTATTGCACTGGATATGCCTTCGGGCGCCTCAAGTAATTGAGGTACAAGGGGAGTGGCCCAGGACCTCGGAATCCGGGCCTGCATGACCTTTGGACGGTAGGCACGGCTTTCTAGAACTCGGTAGTAACCAGTGCTTTGCTAGTGTAAGCAACGTTTTCTAGTAAACCTTGTAGTATAGGTAAGCCGTGTCTTCATTATTTAATTACTATTATAAGAAGGTCGCAGAACAATCAATATCCTCTATTGCAAATCTTTCTGATGTGCTCGGCGTTACTCAAGAGCAAATCAATCGTGCATTAAACCTTCCTTCCGAAGCAAGATACAAAGAAGTTCCTGTCCCTAAGTCAGGCGGAGGACAGCGAATAGCCCTAAATCCACATAAACATTTGCGTCTTGTGCAGCGAAGGATCAATACGAGGATTTTAGCTGATCAAAACACCATTGAGTGGCCAGATTATATTTTTGGTTCAATCCCAAATTCAAATGTTGGCTTGCCCGACGAAGTTTTGAGAGATTATATTCATTGTGCTGAGGTGCATTGCGGGGCTAAAAGCTTATTGAAAGTTGATGTTAAAGACTTTTACGATAATGTTCACTCTGATTTTGTTTATCGCATATTCCACGATTTTTTGAAATATCCTCAGCCTGTTGCTTCCGTACTGACTGATATTTGTACATATAATGGGAGCCTTCCGCAAGGTGCCTTAACTTCGGGGTATTTGGCTTGCTTGTGTTTGTATGATGTTGAGCCTCTCTTGGTAAAGCGTTTAGAAAGAAAGGGGCTGCTTTACACTCGGTATATTGATGACATTACTATTTCCTCGAAGTCTTTAAACTATAATTTTGACTTTTCTAAAAGTATTATAGAAGAGATGCTTTTAAGCAAAGATTTGCCTATAAATGATAAAAAAACAACGGTTTCAAGAACTTCTTCACAACCGCTGACTGTACATGGGCTAAGAATATCGTTTAATGAGCCGCGCCTGCCTTCGACGGAAGTAAGAAATACAAGAGCAGCAGTTCACTCTATTGAAAAATTAGCTAAAATCCCAGGTTACCGAACAACTAGGGTTTATAGAAGAGCGTATGCTAGATGTTTGGGTAGAGTTAATAAGTTAAAAAGGGTAGGCCATAACAAGCATCAGTATCTAATTGAGCGGTTGAGGAAAGTTGTGCCATTGGCGCATGAAGATGATGTGGAAAGAGTGAAAAGTATGATTTCGCGACTAGATAACGATTATGCCTTGAAAAAGCACACTTATGATTATCATCAGAGATACTATAGGGCTCATCAGAGACTGAATATTATAAAGCGTAATTTTCCAACTGTGGCTAAGTCGCTTCGTAATCGGCTCAAGAGTATTCGGTCAGAGTACAAGCTTTAAAAGGCACTTTATGAAATTTCACTTTAAAAAAATCTGGAGTTTTTTTAGCTCTATTGTCGATCAGGATGACGAAAGTAAATATGTGATTTTTGCTTGTATGTTTATCGTTGCTATAGGGTTTTTATTCTCAATAGTTATTTTGGTCACCACATTTTTTGCAGAGGAGGTTTATAAGAAAGAACTCTGTTTTTCTAATGAATGTTTTGAGAATGTTTATGGATACTATAGTGTTTCTTTCGATGTATTGATTTTGAGTTTTAAGGCTTCATTAGGTTTGTTTGCTCTTGGAACATTTGGTGTTGCATGCAAAACGTATGCTAACAATAAAAACACTAATGCTTTTAGTTCTCATATCGCGTACTTGTCACTATTTCAAAATTATGTGGATTTTGAAATATCTAAGAGACTGGGTGTAGAGCGCGAAAGCGTAGATGTTTTACACTGGTATAATGTGATTTTTCCGTTGTCTAATGTTGGAAATTTGGTGGTTTCAAGAGATTATCTGTGTGCATTGAAAGAGATTGAATGCTGCATCATTAAGTCTAATGATGAGTTTGAAGGCCCTGCCAAAAAACATTTTAACTACAATATTCATCAGCAAAGAATAATTGCTGTTTTGAAAAAAATTGGCATCGAGCTTGAACCTCTCCCTAGGAATAATTTCTGGGCAGTTGAGGGAGAGGTTTTGTCACTGATT